TTAATCGGCCTTCCGACGCCGGCCGGGCCGCGGCGTCGGCAGCGTGCCGCGGTTGCGGCGCGCCCATTCGAGTACATCACTCGCGAACCATCGGCGCTGCGCTTGCTGGCTTTCAACGGGGCGCATGCCGGCGGGAAAATCCTTTCGGGTGACGACTCGCAGCTCGACGGTGGCTTTCGACAGGCCGAGCCATTTCGCGATTTGCTCGGTGCTCCACAGCGTTTCGTCGAGCTTCTTCGGCTGCTCGAGCGCAGCGACCAACCGGCGCAGCTCGGGCAGCAACTGCTGCAGTTCGCTCATGTCCATTATTGGGGTACTCCTGCGCGGTCAAGCCGTTCGATGGCGGCTTGGATCAGCGCGCCGGCCTTCACGAGATTCCGACGATGCGTGGTCGGCTTCCACCAATCTGCGGCCCACGGCCATGCCGGCGGCGGATCGCCAGCTGGATACGCGAGCGTGTGCATCGCATAGCAGCCTGCGGCGCACGACAATTCGTGATCGCGGTATTGGTCGTCATGTGCAGGCGTCCAGCCTTCCTGTTCAACCTGCCGGCGGCGTTCGGCGAGCACGTCGCGCGCCGCGTTCGTCACTTCTGCGTGCGGCTGCGGTTGGCGCAGGGCGAGCGTTGCAGCAATTGCCAGCGGTGCGTTTCCGTGTTCCGGCCACGTTTCGGGGTTCGCGCCGATCACCTCTGCGACAGCCTTCCGCGTCTCGTTTAGCGCTTCCCATCCGTTGCGATGGGGGCCGATCCATTTCGCCTGCTCGTCCGCCGGTGCGGGCGCCGCTTCGGCCGGGATTGCGGTCGATCCGTCGACGAAGATCGCGCCTTCGCCGGGGCACTCGGTGATCCAGCAATACACGCCGGTGCCGGAGTGTCCGTCGCCGCGCTGGAACGTCAGTTCGGTCTCAAGCTGGTCGCGATCGCGATCCGGCGCAATGAGGTCGAGTGCCTCGAGCAGTTGCGCGCCGGACAGGGTGAGCGGGTCGCCGTTCACGGTGATGCGGTCCTTCGCGCTCGGCTCATTGATCTGTGCTGTTGCGGGTACCTCGACGGTGTAGCCATTGAACAGGTGCGCGATGAACTCTTGAAGGACGAAGAGATCCTCACTATTCGGCTTGCGCACCCAGTTGCTATCTTCGACGATTTCGAACGTCTTGATCGCGGCGAGTGCGGTTTGTGCCGTGATCGGCGCAGGCTGATCGACATGGAATGCGGCGATGGTCGGCGCGATCGCACGGTCGATCAAGTCGTCGATGTTACGGGAGTCGTGATAGTCGAACAGGCTCAGAATTCGGTCGGGCGTGTCGATTCCCATGTCGCGGTCCAGCGCTGCAAAATACTCCGTCAGCGCTTCTCCGACCGCTTTCCGCTTGCCGTCCGTCAGCGAATCGACATCGCCTCCGCGGGCGCTAAAGTTTCCCGCATTCGCACCGATAACGTCTGAAGGCGTATCGTTAGATCCGCCTGTCTCTCTTTTTGCACAACGTTGCCCGCTTGCGTTCCGCGTGAGCGGGCCTTTTTCGTTATGGGTAGTCATAAGTTCCTCTATACGGATACCGGCCGGACCTGGCCAGTGTTGAGATTGATGAATGCACCGCACCAGGTCAGGCGCGCGTGCCGGAAGAATTCCCACAGGATCGCGAGCCCTTGCGTGACGACGGCCTGGTTGATGAACAACTCCTGCCGCTCGAGCGCTTCGGCGAGGCTGCAGCTCGGCGTGTCATCCTCGGGGCTCGAGGTGTCGATCAGCTCGGGCAGTACGTCGTAGGGCCAGCGCAGCGGCATGCTGCCGGCGGCAGTCTTGGTGTTGCCCGTCACCTTTTTGTGCGCGCCGAACAGCACCTGCGCATCGCTCGCTCGGTTGCCGAGATCCATCACGTAGCAATTCGACGCGCGCAGGGCCGGCTCGAGCTTTGCGCGAGCGGCCGCGCTGTCCACGCACATGATCGTGAGGGCGGGGGCGCCGCGGACAAGCTCGTCCGGGCCGGCGTGCACGGGCCGGCCGCACCAGTCGATCCCGAAAAAAGCGTTGACTCGGTGAACGAGTACGACGCTTTTGTGCAGGCCGACGTCGGCGGGGCTGAACATTTGCCGGCCGACGTTCGCGCTACTGATCGTGTCGGCGTCGAACGCGGTAACGTGCAGACCGGGATGGCCGAGCTCGACGAGCGCATGGTTGAGGCGCGCGAGCCCCGTCAACATCTGCGAGCCAGTGCCGCCGCATCCGATCAGTGCAACCGTAACGCGCCGATCGCTGAGAAAGCGGGCTGGTGTCGTGTGATAGGTCATACCGTCCTCCACCAGGGCGCACCGACGTCACGTCCGATCAGCGCGGCGCATTCGGTGATCGCACGGCGCGTCGCACGCTCGCGCTCCACCTGCTGCGCGACAACATCGTGTCGCGCATCGATGTTGTCGTGTGTGAAGTGGCGGAACGCACCTGCGCCGGCGTGCGCGGTCACGTAATCAGCGAAGTGCGTCACGTCGATGCGGGCCGCGCTCGACAGCTCGAACGCGTCGGCGCGCGAGCCGATCGAATCGAACGCGCGCCAGGCGGCGGTTGCGTGCGGTCTGACGTGTATTGCGGTGCAGTCGCGGACGGTGTGACGCTTCGCTTCCCACCCTGCGGCGCATGCGGCGAGTTCGAGCATGTCGAGCTGATTCACGCGGCTTTCTCCGTCGACGGGAAGAATGCATGTACCGGGACGCGCAGCGTGATCGTATTTCCGAGTGCGCACAGGCGGAACGCAACGCTCGGATTGGCCGTGCCAACGCCGCCGATTACGCCGGCAATCTTCACTTCGCCGGCATCGTCCGCATCGTCGGTCGCGCTGAATCCGGCCGGGCCGGTGCCGTGGCTGTGAAGGTCGAACGCGAGGCTCTCGTCGTCGGCGAGGGTCGGCCGATTGATAGTGATCGCGGTTGGCGTCGAGCTGGTGACTTCGACCTCGCGGTACACCAGTTCCTTGCTCGTCTCGTTCCAGACGATCCATGCGGCATGCTCGTTCGGCGCGGCGCCGGCGGCGTCGGTTGCAAACCGGCGGAGGTGCGGCTCGGCGGCGCTGATGCGCCCGAACGCAAATTCAATCTTGGTGTCGATTGAACCGTACGGCGGACGCGGGCCGGCACCATCGATCGGAGCGATCGGTTGAATCAGGTGCAGCCACGGGCGGCGGATCTCGACGAACAGGCCTTCGGCTGCGAGCAGGAATCGGTGGCCGACGTCGAGCAGCGGCGCAAATTCAGCATGACGCGGCACGGTGGCCACCGGCGCGCTATCGAACAATGCATTGTCGAGCGCGATGTTTTCGTCGTCGGCCCGCGCGGCGATCGCGCGGTGCTGGCCGGCGGTTACTTCGTCGGCGACTGCGCGCGTGAACGTCGACAACGCCTTGCCGAGCTGCTCGAGTACGGCGCCAGTGGTGGTTTCGAATTCGGCTTTGATGGTTTCAATTTTGCTCATGACGGTTAACTCCGTTGCGTGATTTTTTTAATGGCGGCCGCGACGGTCATTTCGCTGCTGACGAGCCGCTCGGTGGGAAATTCAGCGCCGTCTAGCAGCTCGACCCAGAGGTCGGCGCCGCTGCCTCCGTTGATCAGCTTCGTGGCGTTCGGGTGCGTGAACCTGCTGCGAAAAAATTCGTCGGCTTCGTATCGTTCGATTTCTGTCGGCGTGGGGTTGGCTGCAATGTCGACGTTGCCGGTGCAAATCTGGCCGCCCACGCTCACATTGAAGTAGGGCGCTTGATAGACCTGCGTGTCAGGCGTCGGCCTACAGTTCCCCGCGAGCGCGAATACATAGCGTGCTTCTCCCCGGGCAACGAACAACAGTGCGGGGTGGTGCGTGACCGCTGAGCGCTCGCCGATTGGTGGGCTCGCTGAGAACCAGACCTGACGCTGCGCGGCCGGCGTCCACCAGGCGACGACGCCGGGTGCAGTAAAAATCACCCGCTCGTGAATGAACCCTTCATGCCCGAGCTGCTTCGATGCGGCGGTGACGATTTCGGCCAATTGCGAGCGTGTGATCGGTGTGCCGGCCATTAGCGTCGGCACGCCGTCAATCACGCGGGCCGAGTGCTTCGTGACGTAGACCTGGCTTTCGTGCACGTTCTTGTAAATCAGCAGGGCGGAGTGCAGATCGAGCGACACGTCGCCGTTTCCATAAACATCAACGCGGCTCATACGCGCACCTGTACCTTGACGGGTTCGCCGTCGATATCTGATCCGTCCGGCGTCGAGATCAGCATGACCAAATTCGAAACGGCCTTGGCCAGCGTCGCGGTGTTGCGCATGCGATCGAGCCACGTTCCGAGGGCGCGGCCGTTCGTAGAAATGTGGAGTGCTGCGCACGATTCAGGGTCGCCGCACTGCATTTCGCCTTGCCAGAAATCGTCAAGAATGCGTCCCAGGCCGTCGCCTTGGTCCCACGCGAGAATCAGGGAATAGTCCTGACAATATTCGCTCGTGTCTTTCAGGTCGACGCGGGCAAACGGGCCGCCGGTGGTGACCGTCCGGTGAATCGCATCGCACGCGTCGATGGCAGCCCATACAATGAGATTCGTGTCGTAATACCGACGCACCTCGGCTGCATCAAGTACGCGCTTGGGCGTTATGGCCCAAGCTGGCGCGCTCGCGAAAAACTCGGCGCGCCGCGGAACGTCGATGTGGTCAAGGAACTCCTGATCGGAAAGCACCGGGTCGCCCGGTGCGGTATTCATATCGCGAAGTTCGGGAAGCGCGGCGACCTCGTCTTTGTTGCCGTGCCAGTACATGTATTCGGCCAGGCTCATTGCCTCATGCGGTGTGCACACGGACGGCAAATAGTGGTGGCAGGCTTCGTACAGAACCGCGAGCACGGTTTGGCCGAGGCCCGCTTGGATCGATTCGAGGCGTCGAATGCCCGAGCCAATGAATCTGATCGGGCCGCTTCCAGCTCCTTCGGCCGTCGTGATTCGCACGAGTGCGGTATCGGGCACGTTGCTCGCGTCGGAAATCGCGAGACTCCAGTCAAACGTCCCAATATCGCTGGTGATTTCTCTCCATATGCGCGGCATCGCGTTCAACGCCAAATCGCTTTCAGTCGACGAGTCGTCGAGCGTCGCGGCGTCGGCCTCACTAAGTTGTCGGCCGCGAAGCAGCGCCAGAGATAGCCGGCGCATGAAATCGGCATCGTCGCCGATCGTGTAGCGCGTCGGCACGTCAGGCGCGATGCGGGGCAGGGTGAGCGGCGCGGCGATCATGGCAGCAGCGGAACCAGTATCGACGGCACGCGCAGGCGTTCGGTCGTGCCGTCGTTGGTTGAGGCCGCGCGCGCCACGCTGCGCGCGAGGGGCGCGTCGTACTTGCCGATCGCGGTCGGCAGTCGTTGGCCCCGATTCAGCGTGTCGGTGCGCAGGCGCTTTTGAAGTTCTTGGAGCGTCATTTCGGTTGCGGGCAGTAGCGCGCATGCAGCGCATTGATGAATGCCACTTCTTCGTCGAGCAGCGGGCATGCGTGTGCGCGAGCGAATCGCTCGACGTCCAGAAGGTAGGACAAGATCGGATACGGCGGACGCGTCGTGCCGTGGATGATCGCGTCGATCATCGCGGAAATGTCGCGCGTTGCCGCGTCGTTTCCCTTCGTGCCGACGGCGCGCCGGAACGTATAGACGTTGCGATTGCCTTTGATGACCGGCCCCTCGATCTCGGCGTTCGTCAGCTCGGGATAGGTCTGCGAATAGAAATCGCGGACCTGCTGCAGCGTGAATGTCGGAGCCGGGTCGGCGAGCTTGGCGCCGTTATACGAGAATTCGCGAGCGAGCGTTTCGATATGCATGTCGTTGTCTCCGATCAGTACAGGTCGACGCCAGCGTCGGTCGATTGCGGCTGCTCTGCACTAGCGGGTTCCGCAGCTGCCGGCGTTTCTGCGGCCGGCGTCTCGCTGCCGTCGCTCGGTTGGCTGGCATCGTCGATGCGCATCTGGCGCGGGTCAGTCGCGCCGGCGTTTGCGCCGTCAGTCGAAGGCGGGTTGTTGGCGTCGTCGGCCTTCGCGGCCTTCGGCGGCCGACCGCGACCGCGCTTCCCGGGGGTGCCTGCGGCGCCACCAGCGTTCGGCGCCGGAAGTGCGGGCGCCGCGTCGGATTTGTTCGCGGCGGCGCACGCGCGCGCCTGGTCGAGCAGCGACAGCGCGCCGGGCTCGTACGCCTCGACCGCGGCTGCGAATTCGGCGTCGAGTTCTTGGGGCGTCGCAACCAGTGACAGCGGCCAGAGTTCTTTCTTGCCTTTCGCATTCGGCAGCGGCGTGACGTTGACGCGCAAGTTTTCGTCGCCTTCGGCAGTGATCAGGATGTTGATGCTCGTGGTGCGCGCGAGCTCGTGCAGTGACGTGAACAGGGACATGCGATTACCTCTCAGGTGAAGTCAGGCCGCGAGGCCGTCGTAATTGCGATCGGCGAAATCGGTATCGCCGGGATAGCGGTTCGAGCCGTCGGCTCGATGCCAGCAAAACAGGGAGCCGCGTCGGTGCGGGAACCAGTAACCGGCGCAGTCGCAGCGCATCCGCCTCGTATTTCGGCGATTCATCCAGCGGTCGACGCGATATCGCCGTCGACCGCAGACGCGACAAGCCGGTAAGCGCTCGTAACGGTCGGGGTGTCGTCGTAGGCATCGGCGTGTTGCGCAATGCGTGCAGCGGACATGGCAGCGGGGCATCGATCAGTCCTCCGCGTCGCCGGCTTGCAGGCGCTTAATGTCCGCGCGAGTGGCTGCTCGCCGTTGCTCGCGTGACTCGCGGGCCCGCGCGGACGACTCCAGCATCTTGCGGACGCTCTCGCGCTGGATCGCGATGTCGAAATCGCCACGCATATGCAGCAGTTGCCATTCGACTCGAAGCAGGTGCGCGGGCAGGTGAGCTTTCTGCATGGGCGGCTCACGTGCGATAGGTGTCCGTGCTCAACGCTTCGGCCGGCTCACCGGTAGATGTCCACGCGACACAACAGATGCCGACGGCGAGCCAAAGCAGTACGATTTTCCAGAGCGGCATGGGTTTGTTCATACGCCCTCCGTTGGATACAGGTGTCCCATCCCGGCGCCGGCCGCAATTTCCTTAGCGAGTTCGAGACATCCGTTCGCTTCGAGCGCGCCGCAAAGGCAGACGACGAAATCAGCCGCGCAGCGGCCGCGCGCCGTGTTGTCGGCGTTGTATTTCTTGGCAAGTTCGCCCGAGCGCTTGATGCAGCCGAGAATTACCGATTCGAGTTGGTGGTCAGATGTTGGTCGATGCATCGCTCGCTCCGCTCGATTGTTTGCGGTTCGGAATCGACAGCGCAAAAAAGCCAGTGAGCGCGCTGATGAAATGGGCTGCATAGTCGATTGAGCCGACGGTGGCGCGCTCCGCAGCAAACTTCGCTGCGTCCGCTGCGCGCCGATCGATTGATTGGGCAGTGTGATGGCCGGGCATCGCTCAGCCTCCCCAGCTCGGCGCGACAATTTCCGCGAGCAGGAGCAGCAAGCCGAGCGAGGCGAGCGGATGCCAGTCGCGGCGGGCGCTGCATGCATGAGCGAAATTCGTGATGCTCGCGGTCGCGAGCGAAATCGCGGCGCGCATCGCTTTATGCCTCGAGGCGCTGCACGTCCGTGACGCGAGCGCAACCAGTGATGTGCATGGCGAGTTGTGCCGCCGATGCGGCATCAACAGCTTGGATCTGAACAAACGGCGTGAGCGGCGACGGTTCGTCGCCCTTCATCAGGTAGTAACAGCGGTAAGAGCGCATGACACCTCCGACATTCAAGCGTTACTGGAGGACGGCTGCTGGAATCAGCAAAGGCGATCTGCTGCCGTCGCATCGCAGCGGTTGTCGCTACGACGACGGAATAATAGCGCCGCTATTTTAAAACATCAATAGCTACGCTAGTATCGTGAAAGGGAAATTTGTAACATCCGGCGCCCTTGGGATTGCCCCGGCAAATCTGACAGGTGTTGAAAGAGGGCGGAAAGATTCGTTAGACTACTGTATAGGCATACAGTAGTTCGGTGCTAACGTGGACGAGGATGGCCGATGGAACAACCTATGACGGGCCTGCGATGCAGGCCGGGAGATCTGGCGATTGTGACGAAATGCGGGGTGCCCGAACGGATCGGGTTGTTGGTGCGTGTATTGCAGCGGTGTTCGAACGGCACCCACGATTGGCTCGTTGAACTTCTTGGGCCGGGGGTGTTGGCGCCTGGCGTGACAACTCGCGCGATGACAATCCGAAATCGGGCGCTGCTTCGTGATAGCAGTTTGACGCCGATTAAAGGGGAGGCTCGTCCATATCGAATGGTTCGTCTCGATCCGGAAGCATTCGAAGCATCAGCATGAAAGTAGTGGCGGGTTCGCCTGCCTTGTCTGCTTTGCGAACTGCTTCGATGACCATCGCCGCCGGCTCGCTGAGTCGATGCGATTCATCTCCGGCAACCTGCGAATAGGCCTGTTCAATCTCTCGCGCCAGCCGGCTGCTGAATGAGGGGATCTTCACCCCGAGGCCTACGGCGAACGCGGTTGCTGCTGCGATATTCAAGGGGCGATGGCCATTCAGGTATTGCCAGACCATCCCTTGCGATCCGATCCCGTACCTAGCTCCGAATTCGGCCTGCGACAGATCTGTCCGGTCGGCGAAGAGTTTCGCCAAGGCGGCCGCCTCCTCCGTTTGCCACGCAGGTACGACTTTGTCTTGGGGTGTGCGCTTGTTCGCCATAAGTGAAGTGTAGCAACGCTATTAATTGCCTCAACTAGCTACGCTATTGACCGTGTGCAATAGCTTCGCTAGTATTCCGGCATGGAGCTTTCAAACTACCTCGCGTCGAGAAAGGTCACTCAGGCGGCCTTCGCTATTCGGCTCGGTGTCAGCCAAGGATTGATTTACCAGTGGCTGACCGGCCGGAGGCCGATCGCAATTGATAAGTGCGTTGCGATCGAACGCATCACCGAGGGCGAGGTGACTCGTCGCGATCTCCGTCCCGCCGATTGGCGGGACATCTGGCCCGAGCTTGCTCAACGACATGATGAAATGGTCTCTACTTCGGTACGTGCTGATGCATTGCCGTAGCCCAATCGCGCGACTGGCGTACCGGAATAACGTGCGATGGGTCGATTGGCTGCAAGAGGCGTACATGCGCCGGCTGGTTCGCACCGGCCGCGAACCCGACTGGGAAATCGGCCCAGACGGACGCGTTAATCTCCGTCATCAAGAGGTAGCAATCCCGCTTTCTTGGCTTGCTTATCGACGTCGTAATAGTCAAGTTTCATCGGCCGTCGACACTCCGGGCACCAAACCGGTGGATCCAGGCGACCGCTGAGCGCTCTTTCAATAGTTTCCTTTCGCACGAATCCGCAGTTCTTGCAGAGGAAGTCGTAGGGGTGGCTCGTTTCCATAATTGTCGGCTTCGTTGATTGGGTGATGGAATGGTATTCGAACCGTCGCGCGGTTAACAGGATGAAAAACGGTGAAATTCAAGGGAAAAAATGGCTCACCAATACAGTCAAACCGCATGGATCGACGTTCTGTACACGTCGGTGCTGAATACGCCGGGCAAGGTCGAGGACGCGGCACGGTACTTGACCGAGCGGCGTGGTGTGCGGATTACGGGAGAGGCGTTGCGGCTGAAGTTGCGCGAGGTCGACGGCGCGCGACTGTCGGGCGAAATGTTCGAACTGCTCGTCGAATGGATGCTCGAAAAAAACCAGCCGCACGCGATGGATGCTGTCCATGCATTTAACGGCAGGTTCGGTTTGGTGGCGGTAAGCGCTGACCGTGGCGAAGTGCCCAGTTGCATCAACGCACTCGTCGAATCGGTGCTCTCCGTGAATACAAAGGCTGGCGGATTGGCCGATGAGGTACGGCGTGCGGTCAGTGATGGCGTGATTGAGCGGCGGGAAGCGGAGTCGATCGAAAAGATCGGCCGCGCGGCGCAGCGTCGGATCGAAGAAACGATTCAGATTGCGCGGCGGGCCGGTCAATCTCGCGCGAGGCGGCAGCGTGACTGATAAGCACCGCCTGATAGCTCGGCCTCGCGACCCGCCGCGTCACTGGATCGCATCGCGGGCACTTTGGGCGCGGGCGCGATATACGTCGAGTGCCTGAGCAAACTGCCGGGCTTCTTCTTCGTTATCGAATGCCCCAATGATTTGGCCGTTCCCAAAGAGGCGGTTGTTTGCAAACGCCGACTGCGTGTATGCGATCGTGCGCGAAAGGCGGTCGACGGAGATAGTGAATTCCGCGCGAGATTTGAAGTTGTCAATCGCAACTACCCAAATACCGCGCAGCTTCTCCGGGACGCCATCCCTTTCCTCGAAATCTTGAGAAGAGAAAACATCATCAACATCGGAATCGATGTCGGTGAGGGGCTCGCTTTTTCCCCGGAATTCAGACATGGGCAATCAAACTCCTTCCGAAAACGCTGCCTCAATCAGTTCGATCGAAGCCGAGCAATCCGTGCTTGGCGCGATTCTGCTGGATAGCGAGGCCTATGACATCGCGGCATCGATTATATCGCCGGATGATTTTACGACGCGCGAAAACCGTCTGATTTTCGAGGCGTTCGGTTCGATGTTGTCCGCAGGCGTTGCTGTCGACGTCGTTACTGTCTTCGACCATCTGCAGACGACTGGAGCGAAGATTAAAGAGCCGCTTCGGTACCTCAACGAGTTGGCGCAGTCTACACCGGGCGCGTCCAACGTAGCTCGGTACGCGGAGATTGTGCGCGGTCGATCGATTCGACGCGCATTGTCGAGGGTCGGCGCCAAGCTGATCGACCTCGCCCATAACACCGGCGGCCGTGACATCGCGACGCTGATCGACGAGGCGCAACAGTCAATCCTCGCGCTGTCGGACAACGCGCGGCGAAACGATGCCGGATTTGTTCCGCTCAATTCGGTGCTGTTCCGCGTGATGGAGCGAGTTGACGAACTGAGTCAGCGCGAGGATAGCTCAGAAGTCACGGGTATCCCGACCGGATTCACGGATCTCGACGCGCGCACGACTGGAATGCAGCCTGGTGAACTTTGGATTATCGGCGGACGCCCGTCGATGGGAAAAACTTCGCTGGCGATGAATATTGCCGAGAATGCGGCTCGTTTGTCCGAGAAGCCTGCAATGGTCGTCTCGCTCGAAATGCCGAACGAACAACTCGGCGTCCGCCTCGTCGCGTCGGCGGGGCGATTGAACCAGCATCGCTTTCGCATCGGCAAGATTTCGGACGGCGAGTGGCCGCGGGTCACGCATGCAGTAACGCAGCTATCGAGCACGCCAATCTATTTGCTCGAGGAATCGATGCTCACGCCGAGTGCCTTGCGTACGCATTTGCGACGGGCGCAGCGCGAGGTCGGCGGGGAATTTGGCTTGATAGTGGTCGATTATCTGCAGCTGATGTACTCGGATCGAGCCGGAAACGAAGTGCGTGCCGTTGAGGTGGCCGAAATATCACGCGCACTGAAAAATATCGCGACGGATTTTAAGGTGCCTGTCCTCGCGCTCTCTCAGCTCAATCGAGGCCTCGAAAACCGCCCGAACAAACGGCCCATCATGGCCGACCTACGTGAATCCGGCTCTATCGAGCAGGACGCTGACGTGATCATGTTTGTCTACCGCGATGAGGTCTATAACCCCGACACCGCAGATCGCGGTACGGCGGAGGCAATCATCGCGAAGCAGCGCAACGGCCCGCTTGGCACTATCCGACTGACCTTCAATGCGAGCGCGACTCGCTTCGAAAACTTCATTTCAGAGCATTAATCATGTCGACAGCAGTCACGATGTACCAGTGGCGCCGCGCGATGGCAAAAAGCGAATTGCCGGGCCTGACCAAACTGGTGCTGCACACCTTGGCTGATTTCACGAACGAGTTCGGGCAGACGTGCTGGCCGGCGTTGGACACGATCGCCGAACGTGCCGGCATCGCAGTTCGAACCGCGACCAAACACCTCCGAATCGCGCGGCTCGAGGGCTGGCTGGATACCTGGAAGTCTCGTCGGCCGGATCGGCGTTGGGCGCACAGCCATTATCGGCTGATGGTGCCAGGGAACTGCCTCGGCGAATCGCACGGCAACGGGGACGAATTGATGGCACGTGATGCCATTGATGTTCCGGCATTGACGGCAACGGATGCCGCGGCAAGCGCCACGGAGCAGGCCGACGGCGGCCACAAAGACCAGTCGGAAAATTACTGGCACGAGACGCCAACTAATAACCCAATGAATGGAGTAACAAAAGATACGTCTCTCTCTCATACCTCGGAGGTATACCCGGGAGCGGCGGGCGAGAGAGGTGAGGATTTGCAGGAGAGCGATGCGGCAGAGTTGGCGGCATGGATGCGCGATCGTGTGAAGGCGATTGATCCGGAGTGCGACGAGCCGAACCTGCGCAGCTGGGTGTGTGAGATCGAGCGCATGCGGACGGACGACGGACGCGACGAGCGCGCGATGGTCCGTCTGTTCGCTTGGGCGCTTCGGGACAAGTTTTGGAAGCGGATCATCACGTCGCCGCACCGGCTGCGCAAGCACTGGGCCGAGGTGCGTCGTCGTCGCAACGCGGCGCTCGAGCAGACTGCGTCGACGGGCAGCGTCGGCGCTGCTACGCGTGCCGTTGACGACCGGCTCTGCGCACATGTCGATGCGAGCGGCGTGCGATGCACGCATGTCGCGACGATTCTTGGGATCGGCGTGGCACGCCGAGGATATTGCCGGCATCACGTCGGCTACTACGAAGATTGAGGCGAGGGAACCATGACGATTGAGAAGCGACTGGAAAATTGGGCGCGTGCGCAATCAAGTAGCTGCGCTGGTGTCGGGACGGGCAGCGGGTTGGTTGCAAGCATCTACTTCCCTTCGGTGCGGGGCCAATCTGTTGACTCGACGCTCGATTTGGCGGATGCCGAGCGCGTCGAGTTGGCAATTCGCAAGCTTATGCCGATGGACCGTAAGTTGTTGCAGATGCTGTACATCTGGCGCAAGCCGCCGTTTCTCATCTGTCGGCGGCTCGGGTTGAAAGTTCGACCGACTGAGATTTTCGATTTCGCAGTCACGCATGCCAAGCGGGCGCTTGACGAGAAGCTCATGGAACCGCGGCGCGAGTATGTGTCGATGCGGTCTGTGATCGAAAGATTGCGCGAGGGTGTTGCGCAAACGAAATAGCTGATCTACACTCCGTTCCACAATCTGATCCGGTTTATACCGAGTGCGCGCGACAGTGGTCGGGTCGCTGCTCGGCCGGAAGAAACGAAGCCTCGTCGCGCAAGCGCCGGGGCTTTTTGCATTGGAGCGTCGAATGACGAAGAAAGCCCCGACGCCCTGCCGCCACGTTGGCTGTCGAGCATTGGTTGACGTGCCGGGATACTGCGAACGGCACCAGTCGGAAGCGACCGGTTGGAACGCGCCGCGGTGGAGCGGCAGTCGTCACGAACGCGGCTACGGATCACGATGGGTCAAGCTTCGCGAGCGCATCATGAAGCGGGACAACGGCCTCTGCCAACAGTGCCTGCGGGAGCGCAAGGTGACGCGAGCTGAGCACGTCGATCACATCGTCTCGAAGGCGAGCGGCGGAACCGACGCCGATTCGAATCTCGAGGCGCTCTGCGGGCCGTGCCACCGGGCCAAGACGGCGAGGGAGCGGCGGCGGCCGGCGGTCGCGCCGACCCCGGGGGCGGGTCGATTTTTTGGGGGCGAGCCCGGTCGGGACTGATCGCCCAATCGTTTTTTTGTGTGCGCAAGTTTTGGAGGGGGGGGTATCAAAGCCCCTTTAACAGAGCATGGGACAAAGAGGACCGCAAGCGCAGCCGAATGTGCTGAAGCTGATGCGGGGCAATCCGGGCAAGCGCCCGTTGAACCTCGCTGATGGCGTGCACCCCGAAGTCGCGGTGCCCGACATGCCGCCGCACCTCAATCGCGAGGCGCGCAAGGAATGGAAGCGAATCACGGTCGAGCTCGAGAAGCTCGGCTTGATCTCGCGACTGGATCGAGCGGCGCTTACGTTGTACTGCCAAGCATGGGGGCGGCTCGTCGAGCTCGAGACCGCATTCGAGCGGCGCAAGGAAGTGCTCGACCTGTCGGGGCTCGGCGCGACCGCTGCCTACGTTGACACGGCGCCGAGCGGCTATCGATCCAACGCCGTCGAGATCAACATGATCAACGCGCTGCAGGAGCAGGTGCACAAGTTCCTGCAGAGCTTCGGCCTGTCGCCGGCAAGTCGCTCGCGCGTCACACCGTCGAACAATCAAATGCAGCTGCCCGGCATGGAAGAACCGGCAGGGTGGGGGAAATTCGCTAAATGACATTCGTTGATACGGCCAACCAGTACATCGACGATGTCCTGGCCGGCCGTATCGTCGCGTGCAAGTGGGTGAAGCTGGCATGCGAACGGCAGCGCCGGGATCTCGCTCGCGCCGACATGGGCGATCGGGAGTTTCCGTACCGCTTCGACAACGACGCGGCGACGCGCATCTGCGAATTCATCGAGCTTCTGCCGCACACGAAGGGGCGATGGGCGCGCACGCGCCAGCGCATCAAGCTCGAACCGTGGCAGGCGTTCATTCTGACCACAGTGTTCGGCTGGCTGCATGTCGACAGTGGCCTACGCCGGTTTCGGCGTGCCTACGAAGAGGTCGCGCGCAAGAACGCGAAGTCGACGAAGAGCTCCGGCATCGCGCTGTATCTGTTCGCGGCTGACGGCGAACCGGGCGCGGAGGTCTACAGCGCGGCGACGACGCGCGATCAGGCAAAGATCGTGTTCGATGACGCACGCGCGATGGCGCTGCGTGAGCCGGATATGTGTGCGGCGCTTGGTGTCGAGATTCTTCAGCACCAGTTGCTGACGGACGACGGCAGCAAGTTCCTCCCGTTGTCTGCGGAGGGCAGCACACTCGATGGCCTCAACGTGCACGGCGGTGTGATCGACGAGTTGCACGCGCACAAGACGCGCGCGGTGTTCGACGTTATCGACTCGGGCACGGGCGCGCGCGATCAGTCGTTGTTGTGGCTGATCACGACGGCCGGCTCGGACCTGACCGGCATTTGTTACGAGCAACGTACGCACGTGACGAAGATTCTCGAGGGCGTGTTCGTCGACGAAACTTTCTTCGGGATCATCTTCACGCTCGACGACGGGGACGACTGGTCCGATCCGTCCGTGTGGATCAAGGCGAATCCGAATCTTGGCGTGTCCGTGTTCGTGGACGACATGGAGATGGCATGCCGCAAGGCGCAGTCGATGCCGAGCGCGGTGAACAACTTCCTGACGAAGCGGCTGAATGTCTGGGTGAACGCGGATTCGGCTTGGATGGACATGCGCGCGTGGGAACGCTGCGCCGATCGAGACATGCGGCTCGACGATTTCGTTGGTGAGCGCTGTTGGATCGGCATGGACCTCGCGGAAAAGACCGACTTCGCCGCGCTGGTGCTGGTATTTGAGCGGGCAGGGACGTTTTACGTGTTTCCGCGGTTCTACCTGAACGAGTATGCGGTCGAAAACGGTTCGAACTCGCAGTACAGCGGGTGGGAGCGAGCCGGACACATCATCGTCAACGAAGGCAACGCGACGGATTTCGATCTCATCGCGGACGACATTCGCCGGTTCTGCGGCATGTTCGATGTGCAGGAAATCCCGTTTGACCCGGCGATGTCGCGATATTTTGCGACGCAGCTGGTGAAGGAAGGGTTGCCGCTCGTCGAAATTCGTCAGGCGCCGATCTTCTTTACGCAGCCGATCATCCAAACTGAGAACCTCGTGCTCGAGGGCAAGCTCAAGTTCGACGGCAACCCGGCGATGACGTGGATGGTCAGCAACGTAGTCGTGACAACGTCGCGATACAACGGGCTCAAGCATCCGACCAAGGAACGGCCGGAAAACAAGATCGACGGCCCGGTTGCGATGTTCCTGGCCCTCGGCCGGGCAATGATGGGCGATGAAAGCGACGATGGCGTCGCGGACGGACTGTAGGCGATGAGCATTCGACAACGATTTTCAGCCGCGATGCAGGCATTCGGCCGGCCGGAGCTTTCGGCACAGGCGGTAACGAATCCGCCGAGCGGGACGGCCAGCCCGGAGGGTTGGCTTCTTCGGGCGTTCGGCGGTGGGCGAAGCGTCTCGGGACAGGTTGTGACGCCCGACAGTGCGCTGCGCGTGATGGCCGTCTACGCGGCGACGCGGATTCTGGCGGAATCGATGGCGAGCCTGCCGATCTCGGTCTATCAGGCCGATGGCACGAAGCGCCGTCGCGTGTCTCAGCACGCTCTCAGCACGTTGCTTCACGACTCGCCGAACCCGAATAACACGGCGTTCGAGTTCGTCGAAATGGGGCAGGCGCATCTCGGCTTGCGTGGGAATTGCTATTCGTGGATCGATTGGAGTGGCGCGGGCGAGGTGCAGGGTCTTTATCCGATGCATCCGGACAAGGTTGTGCCGCGCTACGACAAGACTGCCCGGAAATTCACGTACGACCTGGACGGCATAAATGGCGTGCCAGCACATCACGTGTTGCATATTCGGGGCTTTTCGCTCGACGGGTTGCTCGGTCTGTCGCCGATCGGCCTCGCGCGTGAAACGCTCGGGCTGGCGATGGCTGCCGAGCAGGTCGGCAACGAAGCGTTCTCGGATGGTTTCGTTCCGCCGATTGTGTTGGAGGTGGCGGAGAAAGCAGGCAAGGATCAGCGAGATACGTACCGCCGCGAATGGGTCGATCTCATTCGGCAGCGCCGCAATGGTCCACCCGTGATTTCCGGCGGCATGAAGTTGCACGCGTTGCGCTTGTCGATGGCTGACCTGCAGTTCATCGAGTCGCGGCGGTTCAGTATCGCCGAGATTGCACGATTGTTCCGCATCCCGCTGCACATGCTGGGCGATCTCGAGCGCGCGACGAACAACAACATCGAGCAGCTGTCGCTCGAGTTCGTGAAGTACACGCTCGCGCCGTGGATCAAGCGGTGGGAACAGCGACTGAACCTGACGTTGCTCTCGCAGGATGAGCGCAAGCGCGGCCTGTACATGAAATTCAACGTGGACGCGTTGCTTCGCGGCGACATCAAGTCTCGTTTCGAGGCATACCGGATCGGGTTGGAGGGGCGAATTCTCAACGCGAACGATGTTCGCGAGATGGAGGATCGCGACGCGTACGACGGCGGCGACGAATTCTGGGCGCCGCTCAACATGGCGCCGGTCTCGGTGCCGCGGGAAAAGAAGGACGGACAGCAATGAAATATCCGCTTTTGGCGTCGTTGGTCTTCGGCCAGGCGCACATGATCGAACCCGGAAAGCTGGACGTGATTCTTCACGTACTGGCCGATCGTATGGACCTGCAACTCGACATGGGCGAGCGGGTGCCGATCGGCGCGTTCGATGATCCGAACAAATTTGCGCCGACGCAGGCGGCCGCTCAGCGTGATGCGTGGGCTGACGTCGGATCCGGCGTTGCGGTGCTGTCGGTTGGTGGCACGCTTGTTCATCGCGCGTCGAGTCTTGACGCCATGTCGGGGCTCACGAGCTACGCGCAGTTGTCGTCAGCGTTCAACGCGATGCTCGGCAACAGCCAGATCGCGCACATCGTGCTCGACGTCAACTCGCCGGGAGGCTCGGTGAACGGAGCATTCGATTTTGCCGACGAGATTTTCAGTGCGCGCGGCAGGAAGCCGATCACGGCAATCGTCGACGAGTCCGCGTATTCGGCAGCGTATGCGATCGCGAGCGCGGCCGACGAGATCATCGTTCCGCGAACGGGCGGTGTCGGGAGCATCGGCGTGGTCGCAGCGCACCTTGACCGTAGCGAGGCAAACGAGCGGCAGGGGATCAAGGTCAATTACGTATATGCCGGCGCGAGGAAGATCGACGGCAACCCGAATGCGCCACTCAGCGACGAAGCGCACGCCGAGCTGAAGGCCGAAGTGGATCGGATTTACGGCCTGTTCGTAGAGACGGTCGCCCGCAATCGCGGGCTGAGCGTGGACGCGGTGCGCGGCACGGAGGCTGGCGTGTTCCGCGGCCCGGCTGCTATCGATCATCGCCTCGCCGATCGTGTGCAGGCCCCGCGCGACGCGATGCGAGCCATCGTCGAGCGACATCAGGGGTCGACGTCGACGAGATCGGGGCGGCTGCAGCGGGCGGCTAGTGCGATGCGAATGCGGGCGATGTAAGGAATCCCCGCGAGGGGTATGGAGGGTCACCAGTCGGTGGCCCTTTTTTATTTTCAGTGGCAATCAGGGAGTATCACATGGTGGATCTCACGAGTCTGTTGCAGCGCCGCGCGGGGGTGCAGGCGAGGGTGGCAGAGCTGGCGGCAATCGAGGCCGCGGGTACGGCGCTCACCGACGAGCAGGTAGCCGAATTTTCGGCGCTCGAGGCGGAATTCAACGCGCTGACGGAAAAAATCAACCGTATCGAGGCGTCGAATCGCATGTCAGCTGCGATCGCGACGCCCGTTACCGGCGCGCTTCATGCGCAACCGCGAGGCGCGAACGAGCGTCAGCGGGGCGAGTCGCTCGGCATCATCGTTCGTTCGCTGGTGTCGAGCCGTGGCGATCTGCGCGCCGCGGCGAACTACGCGGAAACGCAGTGCCATGCGCCGGATATCGCAGCGGCGCTCAACACGGGCACGCAATCGGCCGGGGGCTTTATCGTGCCGCCGGGCTACGTGCCCGAACTGATCGAGCTGCTGCGTCCGGCCAGTGTCGTGCGTGCGCTTGGCGCGCGCACCATGCCGATGCCGGCCGGCACGCTGACGATGCCGAAGCTGGCGTCCGGGTCGACGGCATCGTACGTGAGCGAGGGGGCGGACATCGCGACGAGCGAGCCGACGTTCGGCGACCTGAATCTTTCGAAGAAGAAGCTCGTCGCGATGGTGCCGATCTCGAACGACCTCATTCGTTTCAGTTCGCCGTCGGCGAACGAGATCGTGCGCGACGACATCATCCAGGGTATCGGCACGCGCGAGGACCGCGCATTCCTGCGCGACAACGGGGCGGACAACACGCCGAAGGGGCTGCGCTATCTCGCGATTGCGTCGAACGTGATTCCGGCGAATCCCACGATCAGCGTACAAAACGTGAAGAACGACGCGGGCCGGCTCGAGCTCGCGCTGCTCGGCAAGAACGTGAAGATGCTCAAGCCGGGCTGGATCTTCTCACCGCGCACGCTGGTGTTCCTGCAAAACCTCGTCGACGGCAACGGCAATCACGTTTTCCCGGAGATTGCCGCAGGCCAGTGGCGCGGCAAGCCGTTCAAGGTGACGACGAGCGTGCCGGACAACCTCGGCGCTGACGGTGACGAGTCGGAAATCTATTTGACCGACTTCAACGACGCAATCATCGGCGAAGCGACGGGCCTGATCATCGACATTTCCGGAGAAGCGTCGTACGTCGAGGGCGACAAGCTGGTCTCGGCATTCAGTCGTGACCAGACACTCGTGCGCGCAATCACGGAGCACGACTTCGGCCTGCGTCACGATCCGTCCGTGGCGGTGCTGACTGCAGTGAAGTGGGCGCCGTAACGCGGCGTGTCGGTGGGTGATGGGCGCGAAGCGCCCATCAGATTTCGCACACAGGAGTGTCAATTCAATGAAATCGATCAAGTTTCTGCGGCGTGTTCCGCCGTATCAGGCAGGGGAAATTGCGGGGTTTCCCGATCGTGACGCCGATAGGCTGATCGAGGCGGGCGCCGCGGAAGAATTCCGTGCACCGCGTCGTGCGGCGACGCGGGGCGCACGCTCGGGCAGCGATGCGGCGAATGCCGTCGACCAGCCGAATGCAAGTGGTAGCGGTGCCGGATCGAATGGCGACGATGCGTCGGACGACGATTCGCCGACCAAGGGCGGTGACCCATCGTGATCGCCCGCCTGATCGATCCTCCGAAGGAGGAGCCGGTCGGCCGTGAAGAATCCAGGGTGTGGGCGAAGATCGACGACGACATCGACGACCTGATCATCGATGTGGCGATTCAGGCCGGTCGCGAAAAGGCCGAGCACGCCACGGGCCGCCGTTTCATCAGGCAGGTGTGGGGTATCCGCGTTCGCGCAGGCGAAACGGTTTCCCTGCACGGCCTGATGCCTGTCATTTCGGTGAAAACCGCCGATGGTGCCGACGTTCCGTGGGACGACGGGTTGCCGGCGACTCTAACGGCGACGGCGGACGCGGACCTTCGGGTCGAGTGCGGTTATCCGGATGCCAAGGCGGTGCCCGCGTCGATCAAGATGTGGATCTGGCAACGCCTCGGCTACCTGATCGAGCATCGCGACGCATTGATGTCCGGGCAAAGCGTTGAGCCACCCCGGGATTATGTCGACGGGTTGCTCGACCCGCACCTGGTGCCGAGGTTGTGATGCGAATCCCGACGATTGGCGAGTTGAACCGGCGGGTGCAGCTGCGTGAGCGACGGGACTATCCCTACCGCGATGCCGAGCTCGAGTCCGAGTTTCCGGAGCAAAAACCGCGCTGGGCGAAGATCGAGCCGGTCGGCGCGGCCGTGTATAGCGGCAGCGTGCAGATCGACGAAAAAGTCACCCACCGAATCTACCTGCGATACCTCGACGGCATCACGACCGATTACGAGGTCGTGTATCGCGAGCAGGTATTTCGCGTGAAACGTGTCGGTGATTTGAACGGTGCACGGCGCTTTACGGTTCTCGAAGTGGAGGAGCTCCGACATGGCGGGTAACGCTGATATTGCGCTGCATATCGAAGGGTTCGAAGGCTTCGATCGGTTGATCGATTTCGACAAGCGCGAAGTTCGGAAAGGAATGCGCAAGGCCGGCCGCATCGTCGAGCGTCGCGCAAAAGCGCTTGTCGCGCTCGGCGGGCGGTCGGCGCCGGGGCGGTATCCGGCTCGGCAAACCGGTCGGCTTCAGCGATCGATCAAGACGAAGGTCTCGCGCTCGGGGTTCATGGTCAAGGTCATGCCGCAGAAGATCGCAGGCATGCGCGATTTTTATCCGGCATTCCTGTATTACGGCGCACGACGTAAACGCGGCGTGCGTCGCGATCGCGGGTCGCGCGGCACGTCCAACTGGCGTATTGAGCCGCGCGGCAACTACATGGTCGATGCGAAGGACGACAGCGTGCGCGAGGTTCGTGCATTGCTCGTCGACGTGTACCGCCGCGCTCTTACGATCCGTTGAGGTGGTCATGAAGCTATCGCCGACGATCGCGCATGTGCGCGATTTCTGTCCGTTGTTCGAGCGCCGCGTATCCGGGGGCATCGATTGGGCGGCGCTGGAGGACAGCGCTAAGTTGGAAATGCCCGCCGCGTTCGTCGTGATGACCGGCGACGATCCCGAGCCCAACCAGTTGCAGAACGGGACGAGGCAGGACATTGCCGACGAGTTCGACGTCATCGTCGCGCTGAAGCAGGGGAACGAGCGCGGGCAGGCGGCGGCCGACGAACTGCATGACGTACGCGCAGCGCTGCTGCGCGCGCTCGTTGGCTGGACGCCTGCCGAACGATACGAACCGGTCGAGTACACGGGGTGCGATCTCGTATCGACCGACCGGTTTCGCGTTCTCTATCGGTTCGGCTTTTCGGCGCTGTGGACGCTCGGCAGCGACGACGATCCCGAGACCTGGCACGAGGACATGCTCGATCAATTGCCTGCTTTGGAAGGCGTCGACATTCACGTCGATGCCATCGATCCCATGGCTGACCCGAATCTGAAAACGCCCGGCCCGGACGGCCGGATCGAAATGGAGCTCCGTGTTGAGCTGAAGGATGAACGATGACGAAAACGATGCGCGTGAAGCCCGCGGACGGGCGAATCGTTCGCGACCCGTTGCGCGGTGACGACCTGCCGGCCGACGGGCGCGATGTGCCGCGAAATGTGTACTGGCGCCGCTGCGTGCAGTCTGGCGATGTGGTTGAAATCGCGGAATCGGGCGATGCGACTGCGAACGCGGAGCCGGCCGCCACCGACGTTGCAGAGGCAGAGCCGGCCGCTGCTGCTCAAGGCAAGGCAACCAAGGGGAGTAAGGGATGATCAGTTTCAACAATATTCCCGCGGATCTCGCGGTTCCGCTGTTCTACGCCGAAATCGACAACTCGGCGGCGGCCACGGGCGGCAACACCCTGCGCCGTCTGATCATCGGGCAGGCGAACGATGATGCCATTGTCGACGCGCCGACGCTCACGTTGCTGTCGCGCACGAGCGATGCGATTGCACTCGCCGGTGAAGGCTCGATGCTCGCAGCGATGAGCGACATCTGGCGCCGCGGCGATCCGGTTGGCGAAGTGTGGGGGATTGCGGTCAAGGTCGCGGAAGGCGTGGCGGCAAAGAGCACGATCGAGCTGGTCGGCACGGCGACGGAGACCGGTCTGCTGTCGCTTTACGTCGCGGGCCGACGCGTGCGCGTGACCGTCGCGAGCGGGGCGGTTGCGGCTGATGTCCTGTTGCAGCTGGTTGCTGCCGTGAACGGGACCGCCAATATGCCGGTGCGTGCAGCCATTGCGGGCGTCAAACTGGAACTGACGTGCAAGTGGAAGGGCGACACGGGCAACGACATCGCGGTTGAATTCAACCGCGGGGGCCTCGCTGCAAACGAGCGTTTGCCGGCGGGGCTGACTGCGACGGTGACGCCGATGGCAGGCGGTGCGGGCTCGCCCGAACTGGCTGATGTCCTGGCGGCCGTGGGCGACGAGGAGTTCGAATTTGTCTGCCAGCCGTGGACGGATCCGACGTCGCTCGATGCATTCGCTGAATGGATGAACGACGTATCGGGACGCTGGGCGTGGTCGTCGATGTTGTACGGGCATGTCTATTCGGCGCGCCGCGGCACGCCGGGCCAACTGGTGGCCGCGGGCCGTGTGCGCAACGATCAGCACATGACGATCAACGGTTTCGAGCCCGACTCGCCACGCCCGTCGTGGGAGCAGGCTGCGGCATTCGGCGCGCGGCAAGCTGTCTTCATTTCGGCCGATCCGGCGCGGCCGACGCAAACCGGGCTGCTCGTCGGGATCAGCGCGGCTCGGCCGGGCAAGCGGTTCATCCTGAACGAGCGCCAGTCGTTGTTGACGAGCGGTATCGCGACGACGAATTCGGCGGACGGATCAGTGCGAATCGAGCGCGCGGTGACGACGTACCAGCGCAACGCGTACGGGCAGTCTGACAACAGCTATCTCGACTCGGAGACGCTGCATACGACGGGGTACGTGATGCGGTTCCTGCGCCAGCGGATTACGAGCAAGTACGGTCGGCACAAGCTGGCCGTCGACGGAACCAGATTCGGGCCGGGCGCCGCAATCGTGACGCCGAAGATCATCCGTGCGGAGTTGATTGCCGCATACGACGAACTGGAACTGGCCGGCATCGTGGAAAACGCCGACCTGTTCGCGCAATACCTGATCGTCGAGATCAACAAGACGAACCCGAATCGGGTCGATGTGCTGTTCCCGCCGGACTACATCAACCAGCTGCGCATCTTCGGGCTGTTGAACCAGTTCCGGTTGCAGTACCCGGAAGCGGCGGCGGCCTGACGGCGTCGACGATAGTGCAAACCGAGCGGCCCGCCATCGTGCGGGCCGCTGTCATTTCAGGAGACCGATATGGGTCAGAAGGTCGCCGGGACCGCCTACGTGAAGGCGGATGGCGAGCAGTTTTCGGTAACGGGCGGAGTCGAGTGTCCCCTGTCGGACGTCAAGCGCGAGAGCATTTTGCCGGGCCTCTATAAAGAAGAGGACCGCGTGCCGTACGTGAAGGTCGACGCGGTGTTCGAGAAGAGCTTTCCGATCGCGAAGATCCAATCCGCGGACGACATGGTCGTGACCGTGGAGTTCAAGAACGGTCGCGTGTACGTGCTGAGCGGCGCCTATGTCGTGGGCGAACCCGCAGCGACGGGCGATGACGGCAAGGCTTCGCTGGAATTCAACGGTGTGAAGGGGCGGTGGCAATGAAAATTCGACTCAGCAAGCCGATCGACGCGCACGACGAGTCGTTGACTGAACTCGATCTGCGTGAGCCGACGCCGGGCGATGTGCGTGCGATCAAAGCGTTGCCGTATGCGCTCGATCGCGAGGAAAACGTGCACGTGCGCCCGGACGTCGTCGCGCAGTACATCGCGCGCCTCGCAAGTATTCCGCCGTCGTCGGTCGATCAGATCGACTTGGTCGATTTCAACTCGATCTGCTGGACGGTCGCGGGTTTTTTCTTGACTCGGGCGTCTCAGACGCCGACGACCTGATCGGCGCCGTCTACGAGCTCGCCCATTTCTGGCGCGTCGATCCGGAGCTGGAAATGACGCGCCCGATCTCGATCATTCTCGAGCATTTCGAACAGGCGAACCGCATTAGTCGTGCGGTTCCGGAGACGTAAGCGTGGCCGATCAATTTCAACTCAAGGCGCTGATTACGGGCGTCGACAAGCTCTCACCAGCGCTCCAAGGGATTCGAAAGAATATCGCGGGTTTTCGCAAGGGGCTGAAGGCGGACGGCTTGGGCGAGATCGGCTTTCGTGATGTGGTGGCGGGCGTGGCTGTCGCCGCGCCCATCATCGCGGCGACGAAGGCGGCGATCGACTTCGAGTCGGCGATGGCGGACGTGAAAAAGGTCGTCAACTTCGACACGCCGGAGCAGTTCAAGAAGATGACCGACGACGTGCTCGGGCTCTCGAAGCGGCTGCCGATGGCCGCACGCGACATCGCGAAGATTACCGCGGCCGGCGGCCAAGCAGGCATCGACAAGAGCGAGCTCGGGCAGTTTGCCGAGGACGCGGTGAAGATGGGCGTCGCCTTCGACCAGACGGCCGATGAGGCCGGCGACATGATGGCGAAGTGGCGCACGGCGTTCAAGATGGGCCAGGGCGAGGTCGTGTCGCTCGCGGACAAGATCAACTATCTCGGTAACACGGGGCCGGCGAACGCCCGGCAGATTTCCGAGATCGTTACGCGCATCGGGCCGCTCGGCGCCGTAGCCGGCATGACAAGCGGCCAGATCGCGGCGATGGGTGCAACGCTCGCCGGCGTGGGTGTGCAGGAAGAGGTCGCGGCAACCGGCATGCAGAACTTTATGCTGGCGCTGACGGCGGGCGCGAGCGCTTCGAAGAAGCAGCAGGGCATCTTCAAGGCGTTGCGGATGGACGCCAAGGCGGTCGCGGCCGGCATGCAGAAGGATGCGCAGGGAACGATCGTGCGCGTCCTGTCTGCGGTGAGCAAGGTCGACAAGGTCAAGCAAACCGCGGTGCTCGAGGGATTGTTCGGTCGCGAGTCGATCAAGGCGATTGCGCCGATGTTGACGAACCTTGATTTGCTGAAAGGCAATTTCAAGAAAGTCGGCGATTCGACGCTCTACGCCGGCTCGATGCAGCAGGAATACGACGCGCGGGCGGCGACGACGGCGAACAACCTGCAGCTGATGTCGAACCGATTTACGGCGATCGGCATCGCGGTCGGCAACGTGGTCCTGCCGCCGTTGAACGAGTTCCTTGCTTTCATCGGCCCCATCGCTGACGGTGTCGCCGCATTCGCAACGGCCAATCCGGAACTCGTGAAGGGGCTGCTTGGAGCCGCCGCCGGCCTGATCGCACTGCGCGGTGCGGCAGCGATCGCTACGGTGGCAATGAAGATTTTTACGACGGTGTCGAGCCTCACGCCGCTCGGGCTGGCGGTGCGTGTGCTTGCGTTGGCGGCCGGGTTCCTGATCGCGAATTGGTCGAAGGTCAAGCCGTTCTTCGAAAAGGTTTGGTCGGGAATCAAGGATGTGTTTTTCAGCTTCCCGCTCGTGCAGGTTATCGCGCAGAACTGGGGGCCGATTACCGAATTCATGTCGGCGCTCTGGGGCGCAACGAAGATCGTGATCGGGGCCGCGTGGGAAGGCATCAAGGCGATGTTCCTCAATTTCACGCCGCTGGGTATCGTCATCAAGAACTGGGAGCCGATCGTCACGTGGTTCTCGCAGCTGTGGGACCGCGTGAAGCCCTATATCGAGCCGCTGATGAGCGGCGCGAAGTGGCTCGGCGGAAAACTCGGCTTCGACGGTGGCAGCGCGTCGACGGGCGACGTGTTGCGCTCAGGTGCGGCGAGCTTGCGGAACTGGACGTTGGCGCAACAGACCGGTGTTTCGACGGGAACGGCCCGTGTCGCGAGCGGCGTGCTGGCGCAGCAGGGCGCGGCGAATGCGCGTCTTCAGGGCGACCTAAAAATCCGGTTCGATGGCGCGCCTCCGGGGATGCGCGTCGAGCAGGCGCAGACGAATCAACCGGGCCTGTCCGTGACGCCGAGTGTTGGCTATCGGTCGCTCTCCGGCGTGCCGCAATGAGGTCATCATGAGTTGGCGAGAGAAATTGCGGCCGGCATCGTTCCGCGGTGTGCCGTTCAAGGTTTTCGACGACAAGACGCCGGTCGGGCGCCGCGTCGTTGTGCACGAATATCCGCGGCGCGACAGCAGTTATCCGGAGGACAACGGCAAGAAAACTCGGGAATACACGATGACGGCCTTCGTCATCGGTTCCGATTGCCTCGATCAGCGCGACAAGTTGCTCGATGCACTCGAGCAAGAGGGGCCGGGCGAGCTGGTTCATCCGTGGCTCGGCACGCTGCGTGTGCAGCCCGGCGAGTGCGATATGACGCACGTGAAGGCGGACGGCGGGATGGTCCGCTTTACGCTGGTGTTTCACGATGCGCCGGAACTGAAGTATCCAAGCGGGTCGGCGAATACCGGTAAGCAGGCGCTCGACAGCGCGGACGGGCTGCTCGATACCGCGTTGAGCCGCTATCGCGACGCGGTTGCGTTGGTCGATCTGGCGCAGGTAACCGTCGATAGTCTCATGCAGCAGGGCGGATCGATTTTCGACGTGCTCTATCGGTACGCGTCGCCGTTCACGGTGTTGTTCGGCAGCGTGCGGAGTTTCGTCGAAACGCTCGTCGAGATGCCGGGCTCGATCGCGGATCGGTTTCGTTCCGCATCGGATCCAGCATTTGTCGCCCGAGTGCCCCCCGTGGGCTACGCGGATGCGATCTCAGGAGCGCTCGGCAAGGTCGGGGCGATCTCGACGCTCGACGAGATTCCGCCGCCGCGCGGCCGTGAGGCGACCAAGTTGTTCGCGGCGACGGTCGACCTCGTGCAGGACGTGTTGCTGGTTGACGTCGTGCGTGACGCCGGCGCATTGCCGACATACTCGCCGGCCACGTTGCCGGCCGGCGCGCCGGCGCTGGATGTGCAGATTGCAAATCCATTGCCCGCTGTCGATGTGCCCGTCGCGGATGATCTGCGCGACCTTGCAGAGGTTGTTTCCGAGTCCATGTGGCAGCAGGGGGTGACTGCGCCCCGTGAACATTTCCAGGCGTTGACAAACAGCCGCGTGAAGGTCGCACAGCACTTGACGAAGGTTGCGCGCGAAGGCGTCGGTCTGGTGACGCTAACGCCGCCGGAGGCTGTGCCGGCGCTCGTGCTCGCGTATCGCAGATACGGCGACGCGGCGCGCGGCGACGAGATTGTGATGCGCAACCGGGTCGCGCACCCCGGCTTCCTGCCAACCGTGCCGTTGAAGATTCTTTCTCGATAGATGGCTGATAAATCCAATACCGTCACATTGACCGTCAACGGCCTCGATTTCGCCGGATGGACAGACGTCCGAATTTCGGCTGGTATCGAACGGCAGGCGCGTGATTTCGAGCTCGCAATCACGTGGAAGTGGCCCGGCAGTGGCGACGTGCCGCGGCAGGTCAAACAGGGGGACCGGTGCGAGGTGCGTATCGGGTCGGACCTCGTGCTGACCGGCTACGTCTTCTCGACGCCGATCCGGTATGACGCCGCATCGCTGACGTGTGGCATCGCCGGCCGGTCGGTGACGGCGGATCTTGTCGACTGCGGTGCGGACAACAAGCCGTCGCAGTGGCGAGGGCAGCGCGTAGGCCGGATCGTCGAGGCGCTGGCCGCGCCGTACGGCGTGAAGGTCGTCGACGAGTCGGGGGATGCGGGAACGCTGGCCGATCACACGATCGAGCCCGGCGAAACGGTCTTCGACTCGATCGACCGGCTGTTGCGGTTGTCGCGGTTGCTGTCGACCGACGACGAGCGCGGGCGCCTGGTCATTGCCGAGCCGGGGAGCGCCGGCAAGGCGTCCGACAAGCTTGAGCTCGGCGTCAATATCAAAGGCGGTGATGCTCCACTCGACTTTTCGCAGGTGTTTTCCGAGTACGTGTGCAAGGGGCAGCGCAGCGGAACCGACGAGGCATTCGGTATCGCGGTCAGCGAGATTGAGGCTCGCGTGGCGGATCCGCGTATCGCGCGGCATCGGACGATGGTGATGCGCGAGGCCGGGCAGATGACCGCCGATCTCGCGCGGCAGCGCGTCCAGTGGGAAAGCGAGAACCGGATCAGCAAGGCGCTGGCGACGACCTACAAGGTGCAGGGTTGGCGACAGTCGAACGGCCAGATCTGGCGACACAACCAGATCGTCCGTGTCGTCGATTCGATCATCGGCTTCGATCGCGACATGCTGGTCGTGGAAATTGAATATTCGCAAAGCAATGCCGAAGGGATGCTCACGAAGCTGACGGTCGCTCCGCCGGACGGCTTCGCGGCCGAGCCATTGACGAAGCGGAAGAAGGTCAAGGGCAAGAAGAAAGGCAAGGATAACTTTGAATTTCTGCTGCCGGCAGATTGGGAGAAGCAATGAGCAAGTTGGGTGCGTGGCTGGTTCGCGGGGTCGTGTCGCTCGTGAATTCGGCCTCGAAGATGCAGACGTTGCAGACGCGGTTGATGGCGGGCGGGGTGAAGGATGGGGTCGAGCATTTCGAACCGTACGGGTTCACGTCGCATCCGATGGACGGCGCCGAGGCGATTGTTGGTTTTCTCGGCGGCGACTCATCGCACGGCGTGGCATTGGTCGTGACCGATCGCCGGTTTCGGCCGCTGAACCTCAAGCCCGGGGAGGTTGCGATTTTCACGAGCGAGGGCGACAGCCTGATTTTCCGCAACGGCCGCATCGCCGAGCTGACAACGGGGACGTTCAGGGTGAACGCCTCCGAAAAAATCGAACTCAATTCGCCGATGGTGGAGGCGTCTGAGCAGGTTGTCGCAAAGGGACGTCTGACCGCGCAATCTGGCATGGCCGTGCGCGCGGGCGAGGGCGGTGGAGATGCGGCGACGTTCGATGCACCCATTCGCACGCCGGACGTCATCGTCGACGGCAAGAGCACGGCGCGGCACCGTCACGCGGAGACCGGCGGCATTACGGAAGAAATGCAATGAGCGACGCTCGAGAAGCGATGTTGCGGCGCGCGGTCGAGATCAGCCTGTGCACGTGGCGACGGGCCGAGCCGGGCGATGCGCTCGACGACGACGAACGAATGGGATGGTGGGGCGACAGTTTCCCGGACGTTGCCGGCGATCGAATCGGCTCTCGGTTGTGGCTGTTGCGCCGGCAGGTGTTGACCGCGGAAGTGCTGCGCCGTGCGGAGGAATACTGCCGCGAAGCCCTGCAGTGGATGGTCGACGATGAAATCGTAACAGCGATCAGCGTCAGTGTGAAACGCGCGGATGGTGTGGGGCGTGCGGCGACGGAGCGAGCCATCGGGGAAATTGTTTTGTCCGACGACCGCGACGGGCCACTCACCATCAACTACGACGACATGTGGAGAATTTTCGATGACTTTTCCGTTGCCGACGCTGCCTGAGCTGATTGAGCGGGTAGGCGGCGATCTGACATCCGCCGCGGATGGCGCGCTGCGGCGCTCGGATCAGCGCGCGCTTGTGCGGGTCCATTCGGGCGCCAGCCACGAAATGCACGGCTATCTCGGATGGACGGCACGGCAAATTCTGCCGGACGACTGCGACGAGGAAATGCTGTTGCGCCACGCGCGCCTGCGGCTCGCGGTACCGCGCAAAGATGCTGCGGCCGCGGCCGGCGTCGTATCCGCCAGCGGGGCGGAAGGGAAAACCATCGACGTGGGCGCCCTGCTGCAGGCGGACGACCAGCGACGATACGTGGTCGTCGAGACCGCAACGATTCGAGCCGGAACCGCGAAGGTTCAAGTGCGAGCCGTGGATGCGGGGATCGTCGGCAACATTGGCGCCGGCGTGCGGTTGCGGTTTATTTCGCCAGTTGTCGGCGTATCGGACACGGTCGTGGTGCTGGATCCCGGAATTTCGGGCGGCACGGATCAGGAATCTGTCGAGCGATTGCGACAACGGGTCATTCGTTCCTATCGCCTCGTGCCTGACGGCGGGAACGGGGACGATTACGTGACATGGGCGCTCGAGGTGCCCGGCGTTACGCGCGCGTGGTGCCGACCGCACTACATGGGGCTCGGTACGGTCGGGGTCTTTTTCATGCGCGACGACGACCTCAACCCCGTTCCGGATGAGCAAGCATGTGCGACGGTGAAGTCGTATATCGAGCGGCAGCGGCCAGTGACGGCTGAGTTGTACGTGCTCGCGCCGAAGCCGCACGCGATCGATTTCGATATTCGGCTTTCGCCGGATGATGAAGCAACGCGCACGGCCGTCGTGGAAAACCTGTCCGATTTGCTTGAACGGGAAGGCGCACTCGGCGTGACCGTACTTGAATCGCATCTCAGGCAGGCGATCAGCGGCGCGCGCGGCGAGCGTGATCACAAGCTGCTGCAACCGACCGACGACGTTGCCTTGCAGCCGAATGAGATTCCGGTAATGGGAGCCGCGAAATGGCAGTGAAAGACGAGGCGGACTATCTGCAGATGCTCCGTGCGTTGCTGCCGCCCGGTCCGGCATGGAGCGACGAGCTCGCGCCGCAGGTGCACCGCGTGCTCGCTGGCCTGGCTCCGGAGTTCCTGCGCATCGATGCCCGTGCCCGTGCGTTGCTCGACGAGATGGACGCCGCGACGGTGCGCGAGCTTGTGCCGGATTGGGAGCGCGTCTGTGCACTGCCGGACGAATGTCTCGGGCCGGCGCAGTCCTTCGAAGATCGGCAGCGCGAAGTGCGCAACCGATTGCTGGGCGTTGGTGGTCAACGCCTCGCGTATTTCGAATCGCTCGCACGTGAGAACGGCTATCCGGCCGCCCGGATCGAGGAACACCGCGCGCCGCGGTTTGGGCGGTCGCGATTCGGTGTTGCTCGCTTCGGTACGTGGGCGCAGCAGTACATCTGGACGATGCACATGGGGCGGCGGCGTAGCGACGGTCGCCGCTGGGGCGTGACGGTTTGGGGCGAGCGGTTCGGGCGCAATCCGAATAGTGGCATCGAGTGCTACATCCGGCGTCATGCGCCTGCGCATACGTTGGTGATTTTTGACTACGAGGTATAGGGATGGATTATCCAAAGAGCGTGCCGGGCGTCGGCCTGGTGGATGGGAAGTTCGTCGACGAGAATCCCGGCGCCGGGCAGGTTGGCTCGTTGATTCCGTCAAAGTGGGGGAACGACCTGACGGACGAAGTGCTCAATGTGCTGCGGGAAGCGGGTATCAATCCCGACGAAGCGACGACGACCCAACTACGCGATGCGGTGCTCGCGATCGCGCAGCGTTCCGTGTCAGGTTCCATCGCGAGCCAAGCTGAGGCCGAAGCGGGGAAGGACAACACGAAGCTGATGACGCCGCTGCGCGTCGCGCAAGCGACGGCGAAGAAGCAGGATGCGTTGGGCTATACCCCGGTTCAGCAGGGAACCGGCATCGGACAAGGTCCGAACATCGTAAAGCTCGGCTGGGCGAAGGATGGCAGTGGCGTGCTTGTCACTGTGGACAATACCGACTTTGGCGCCATCGCACTCGCGAAGCAAGTAGTCGGATATGCGACGCAGCAGTGGGTGCAGGGCTACGCCGTCAGCATGTCCAATCCGCTGATTCAGGGTAGGCCGTGGATTGGTCGCGATGGATGGCAGGCCGACTTGGCGCTTCAAAATCGCCGACCGGGGCAAAACGTGACGACGTACCTCCGGGCCCGGGATGGTGGCGGCCTTGAGATTATCAACAACGCGTACAACGGCGTTCCGTGGAACATCAGCGATGGTGGTGAAACGTGGCAGTCCGGCAATATGCATGTCGGAGGGGCCGTGGTGCAGACCGACGGCAATATGCTGTTGCCGTTCCGTAACGCGTGGTTGGCCGACGTTCTCAATGATCTCTACAACCGCGATAACGGAAAGGCCAACGCGGGTGCGCGCGTGCAGTGGGATTCCGGCATCTCCGAGTTTGACTACGTCGGCTCAGTGAGCAGCAACATTCACGGTCAAATCGATTTGCCCGCCCCGTGGGTCGTGATCGGCCTGCGAGTCGCCGCGAGCACCAGTTCTATTACAGCAATTTGGCAGCGCGGCGTAGTGCTGCGCAACCAATAAGGAGCGAAGAAATATGGACCTGAGACAAATTGACTTCCGCAATTACACGCACGATCACATGGTATTTAGTCTGAAACGCATGTACCCGGAGCTTGTCGCCGGTAGAGACTACCGCACGAGACATCCGCTCGGTGAAGATGGGAAGCAAAGCGGGCCGCCGGTTATCGTGTATTGGGCGAGTGACTCGGTGCCGCAACCCGACGATACGGACGTGGAGGCATTTTTCTGTAGGAACGAGGAATCGATCCGCGCCGAGCATGTACGGTTCTTCCGGGACGCGGCCTTGAGCGCCACCGACAGCAAGCCGTTCGCGCCTCCTGACGCCCCTGACTCAGTGAAGGCGCTTGCCGCCAAGTGGACCGAGTATCGCGAGGCGCTGCGAAAGATCCCGGAGCAACCGGGTTTCCCGTTTGACATCGACTTGCCGCGATCTCCGGACGAGGATTCATCTACCTCCAACTGAATCTGCCGGCCCAGCGTGGCCGGCAGTTTGGTATCACGGTCGACATCGGCCGGGCATAAACCACTGCCGCCTTCGGGCGGTTTTTTCGTTTACGGGGATTCAATGCAAGACCACGAAAAGACAATTCTGGAGCTGATCATCATGGGCGGATTGATTGGTATCGCGAAGGTGTTGGTAGGCGGAGAGCAGCTGACGTTTCGGCTTGTTGCCGGTCGCGCGATGTTGGGCTCCGCAACTTCGATGGTGGCGGGAATCGCGCTGTTGCAGATTCCGGACCTGCCGCCGATCGCGCTGCTCGGTCTCGGCAGCGCGCTCGGCATTATTGGCTCGCAGTACCTCGAGGTACTGCTGCGCCGGAACGCGAAGCGACTGTTCGGGGAGAAGTGACGATGGCGCGCATCACTGTTACCGCTGCTGGCGGCCGGAACCGCGTCGCGTTTCTCGACATGATCGCCGTGAGCGAGATCGGCTCGGATCTGCTGGCGAAGTCGGACGACGGCTACAACGTGCTCGTCGGCTCGACGCCGTCGCGCCTGCTGCTGTTCTCGAACTACGCGGCGCATCCGAATGTGCTCAACCGGCAGATCCCGGTGCCCTCGACGGCGGCCGGCCGCTATCAGATTCTCGCGCGCTGGTGGCGGATCTATCAGGCTCAGATGAAGCTTCCGGACTTCGGTCCGGTTTCGCAGGACCGGTACGCATTGCAGCAGCTGCGCGAGCACGGCGCATTGCCGTTGATCGACGCCGGCCGGCTCCGCGAGGCGGTGGCGAAGGTGTCGAACGTATGGGCCAGCCTGCCGGGGGCCGGGTACGGCCAACCCGAAAACCAGATCGAGCATTTGCTGGCCGCGTATCGCGCGGCCGGAGGGGAGGTGGTCGCATGACGTGGATCGATCCGCGTATCTGGCTGCTCGTCGTGGCCGGCGTCGTCGCCGGTTCGGCGTGCGGGTATCTCAAGGGGCACCGTGATGCGGACCAGTCCGCCAAGATCGCGGATCAGGCAAAGCAGATCGATGACCTGAAGGCCCAACGAGACGAGTTCAATCGCCGCGTCGCGGCCCAATCGGAGAACGCAAAATATGCGAATCAACAACGAACTGCCGCGCTCGCGGATGCTTTTGCTGCTCGTGCTGCCGCTGGCAGCCTGCAGCAGCGTGTCGACCAGCTCGTCGCGGCCGCCCGCCATCCCGCCGCTGCCGCCGGAAGCCCGGCAGCCGGAGACGCCCTCGATCTGCTTGCCGACGTGCTCGGCCGCGCTGGCGAACGCGCGGGCGAGCTGGCGGAATATGCTGACCGGGCCCGTATTGCCGGCCAGCAGTGCGAGCGGGATTACGACGCGTTGACCATGCGCGGATCAGCCGAATAA